GAATTCGTTGTAATCAAAATTGGTCAGTTTGACGGTGGAACCACCGTTACTGTGGCGTAAAGGAGACCCAATAAATGCCAAGTAGCATCATCAATCGCTTCTCTACACTGGCGACCGACCCACTACGTTCGTTCCGATTCTATGCGGAATTTTCTAAGTGCGATGGTCAGACAGTGTTTGATGACCGAATCCTATCAACAACAAAAACAACGCCTCCTACCACAGGTAAGTCCGAAGGTTGGGTTGGCGGCTTCAGCCAGATTTCTGGTTTGAGCATCAACACTCAGGCTATCCAGTATCGTGAAGGTGGATATAACACCACTGTTCACCAGATTCCTGGCATGACTACATTCACACCAATCACATTCCAGCGTGGAGTTCTGTTCGGAAACGACCAGGCTATTACTTGGATGCGCGGTCTCTTTGCTACTACATCTGGCGAAGGTCTTCGTAACGGCGGTTCAACAAAGAGCTTCCGTGTAAATGTGAACATCTACGTTATGGACCACCCAAACTCTGCTGGAACAGCGGCTAACGCAAACGCTAACGTTCCACGTATGGGTTTCAAGGTTCACAACGCATGGATTTCTACACTAAACTATACAGACCTAAATGCTGCTGACGGCGCGATTCTATTTGAATCAATGTCATTAGTACACGAAGGCTTGTCTGCTTTCTACGTAGATAGCAACTACAATCGTAAAGACAACGTAAAGAAGTAAATTAAACTTATTAGGAGTATAAAATGTCCGACATTATTACAGACGCACAACTATTGGAACAATTTGCTTCAAAGGCAATGGAGGAGCCCGCGACGGTCATTAAGACGCGGGCACCTTCAGAGTCTGAGGTTAAGCTGCCAGGTGGATACATTGACCTTGACGGTCAGGTACACACTACGGCAGAGGTTAGAGAACTTACGGGCTCTGATGAAGAGGCAGTGGCTAAAGCTGGCTCAACAGGAAAAGCGCTTAACGTTCTTCTAGCAAGAGGGTTAGTAAAGATTGGTCCTAACGAAGCTACTTCGTCTGACTTAGATGGATTGCTTTCTGGAGACAGAGATGCAATTCTCCTTGGTATTCGACGAGTTACTTTTGGGCAGACCACAGACTTAATGGTTCGTTGCAGCTACTGCTCTGATGAGCACGTTACAACATTAGACCTCGTTGAGGACATTCCAGTAAGTACTTTAAAAGACTCTGAATTAGACCGTCAATGGGAAATGAAAACAAAGCTGGGAACAGCTGTAATCTCGTTACCTAATGGCACCACACAAAAACGGTTGATGGAAAACTATGATAAAACCGCAGCCGAGCTCAACACACTTTTACTAGCTGGATGTATTGTTCAATTAGACGGGTCACCATCACTAGGAGCATCTACAGCTTTGTCTTTGGGCATGGCTGATAGAAACAAGATTGTCGACGAAATCATTAAGCGCAACCCAGGCCCACGCCTTGGGGAGGTGACGAAAGCTTGCAAGGCATGCGGTGAATCTATTTCTCTACCGCTAAGCTTGCTTGATTTGTTTCGTTTATAGCGAAGATGATTACGAAGAACTTCTAGACCAATACGAAGTTATAACAAGAACCTTTGCAGGATGGTCCTTATCAGACATACGCGGTTTGTCAGTTAGAGAACGAGCTAACTGGATGGAACGCTCTAAGAGAACGGTTAGGTAATATAGATGTTGAATTTACCAAGCGGTAAAGCCAGCTCTATTATCTCTGACCTGTCTTCAGGCATCTCTCAATTAAGACAACAGGTACAAGGTCTTAAGTCAGATACTGGAAGCTGGGTTAACGTCCTTGGCTCAGGCACGTCCAAACTAGGTGGTTCAGGTGGTGGTGGCAGTAATCAAGTTGCTCCCTACCCTAAATTTTCTGTTAGCTCTACAGGTGTAGTTAATTACCAAGGCCCTACCAGTGGTGGTGGCGCTCTTGTATTTAATCAAAATGCTATTCAGCCATATCAACAACCTGTTTATTCTGTAAGTAACGGTGTTGCAAGTGCCCCACCAGTTAATAGAGACTACAGAACTGCTATGTCAACTCTTGCTGTTGGCGGTATGCAAGCTATGCCTGGTACAAAAGAAGGCGTTGACTATCAGTTAGCCCTTAGTCGTATGGTGTTCTACCAGCAGCAGCCTGCTTATCAAGAAAAAGGCTTGTTTGGAATGTCTAGCCTTGGTGATAACCCATTTAGAAAAACTAATCAGGGCAACCAAGGTAGAGAGATGGCACGACGGGCTGCAGATGATTTAATGAAAGCTGGTACTGCAACCAACAAGTTTGATGCAGTAAACGCTTACGCTACCGCAGCACAGTACGGATTGTCTGGCCCTAACATGCAGTCCATGATGATGGGCAATGCTGCTATGTCTAACTTAACTCCTGGTATTGGACTTGAAGGCGCTACTCGTGCTTACGGTGCTATGCAACAAGGTCGTAACGTTAACATGCTTCGCGGTATTGGTATAAAGATTCGTGGTGAAGACGGTTCTATGAAACCTATGCCACAAATTATTGATGAGCTGTGGCGCAAGCTTAACCGTGAAAAAGTTGGCGGTGGTGCTCTTAGCGTAGAAGACATTAAGATTTCTCTTCAACCAGGTAACGCTCTTGCTTCTATGCTTGACCAATACTTTGGAAATGACCCACTACTGCGTAAGCAAGTAGAAGATGGTCTTATCTTTAAAGCTCGTACTGGTGGTGGGGCTATTAAAGAAGGTAAAGCAGGAAAACAAGCAGCCGAAGGAGTAGGCGCATCAACTGCTGCTGTAAACGCTTTGTCACAAAGAACTGCGGAGTCTACAAAAACTTTAGGACAAACAGCAGATGCTATTGCTGCAGGATTTACTGAAGGTAACCGTGCACTCTCACGTTTATCTGGAATGATGAACTTCTTAGACCGTTGGACAGGCATTTTAAAGTTAAGCGGTGTATTTAAAGGTTTAGGTGACACCTTAGCTAGCGGCGGTAACTTTATGGTTAGCGGCTTTGGCTCTTTTATGGGCGGTCTTAAAAGCCTAGTAGGTAGAGCTGAGGGTGGACCTGTAGAAGGGAAAACTCCTTACATCGTTGGTGAACGTGGGCCTGAACTATTCGTCCCTAAGATGGACGGTCAAATTGTCCCTAACCATGACCTAAAGAATTACCCATTCCGTGATGGTAGCGGTGGACGAAATGTAACTGCTGGAGGATACACTTCTAAATCAGGACTTACAGATAAATCTACTCCAGATGCTTGGGCTAAAGCAATGCTTAACGCTCTTAGCGCACCAGTTAACTCTGATTCAATTGACGCCCTAAAGACTTGGGCACGTTTTGAAGGTGGACACTTCAATAACAGTGCTGCTTATAACCCATTAAACACAAGTTTAAAGATGCCAGGCTCTGGACCTATGAGCGCTAAAAACCAACTTGTACAAAAATATTCAAATTGGGATGATGGCATTTCTGCAACTGTAACAACTCTTACAGGAAAAAATGCTGACTCTCGAGGCTATGCAGCAATTGTAGAAGCTCTTCGTAAAGGTGCTGATAAAGATACTATCCTTGCTGCAGTAAATAAATCTGCCTGGGTACATGGAGAAGGAAAAGCAAGTAACTATAAGTTTGATGGCTCTTCTGCTGAGTACAATGGCACTAAATATTCTGGTGGTTCTAGTGGTGGGGGTGGTGCCACCTCAAAAGATGGCAAGTTCTCCATGCGAGATTTCCTAGAAGGAAATAAGTCAGACACCAAGAGCCTTCTTTCTAGTATGACTAAATCTGCAGGAGAAGGAACTAAGCACGTCGGTGCCGCTACTACCTATAACTATGGAGGAGTCAGCATTAAAATTGATGGTTCACAAAACCCTGGGGCTACAGTAGAGGCTCTTAAAGCAGCGTTATCAAGTCAAGAAACTATTAGTAAGGCGGCTAACTTCTAATGGCAGGACCAAATGAAAAATTAAAAACTCCTAATAAGAGCGTATCTGCTGTATCAAAAACTACAGTCAATACTACAACTACTACTAGGTTGACTAAAAACCCTAACATTACTATTCCTGGTCCTACACAAGTAGTTGGAGCTACAGCTACCGTTAAACTTCCGCCCGTCACACTTACTAAACAAAAAATGCCAACAAGAGCTGATGCGATTAAAGCAAGAACTGAAAAGCAAAACCCAAACAAAGGATGCTCTTTTAACCTACCTCCACATGTTTGGAGCCTACCTATTCGACCACACGCGGTTGTGGGTGATGTTGTTGGTAGCACAATAGATGCCGTAGTGGGTACTGATATACATAGAAAACGTAGAGGCGCTATTTGGTACTACTCAACTGGCGATGAGATTGGTACGACTGATGATTCAGGTCAAGTCACTACTGCCAAAGCTGCAAAAGAAGCCAGCATGACAGACGAACAAAAAAAAGCTGCTGAAGCAAACTCAGCACTGAGTGACGGAGAATCTACGGACTTTAATTATGGATTTCAGTTTCTATGGAATCCTGAAAATATTTCTGTGGCAGTTGCCAGAAACATGGATGTAACCCCATCTTCTGCTGACCGTCTACGCTCTGTGTCTGGAGCATTCCCTGGACAAGAGAACATCCAGTTCAGCATTGTGTTAGATAGAGTAAATGATTTTGCAGCTTTAAAAAACCTTGTTGGAGATAAAAAAGGTGAAAAACAAGCTTACCCATCTTTTAGTGCTGATTTTATAAATCAATATAAGTACGGCCTTTCTGATGCTACCGCTTTAGGAAAAATATCTATGAACCAAAAGCTGTATGAGTTATCTCGTTACGGCACTCTATCTGACCTTGAGTACTTGTTTAAAGCCATTAATGGCGCAGGTCCTGGTAGCGGTTGGGTAACACTTCTAGGTAAGAAGACTGCAGATATTGGTTTCTTAAGCCCTACTTTATTGGCATTTCGTTTTGGCCCAGATGTTACAGAGTCCCTCTCCTACGTTGGATGGATTACTAACTTGTCAATTGCTCACACTATGTTTACTGAAGAAATGATTCCAATAAGAACTACGGTAAACTTTAGCGTGGACTGCTTCGCTGGTTCATCGATTGTTTAGGAGATACGATGTCTATTTATTCAGGCTCTAGATATGAATACTCTCTTATTGATTTCTTTTCAATAAAGCCTAATCAGGATGAGAACCCAACGGTTTTTTATTCTATGACGGATATGGGAGTAGTAAGCTACATCCAACATACCTACAACCGTGGCGAACGCTTAGACCTTCTTGCTTACAGATACTATCAAACTCCATCTTTTTGGTGGGTAATTGCTGAGTACAATCCAGAGATAGAAGATTTTACAAACATTCCTGCTGGAACTGTTATAAGGATTCCTCGTGTATAACTTTATCTCTGTGCAATTTCCAGACACTGCAAAGCCTCCTGCACGTGTGTACAGCGCTACCCTTTATCAAAAGAACTATGAGCATGAGATGTTCAGTGTTCTTTTTAAAGATTGGAATTTAGAATATGAATCAATTAAACCAGGTTCCCCTGTACAAATTGAAATAAAAGGGACTACTTCTAGTAGAGAGTTCAATGGTTATGTTCACCATGTTGAACCTAACCACACTCCTGGTACAGCCTTTACAGAAGTAGTAATGATTGGTGCTTCTTTTCCATTAAAGCAAGCTACTCAAAAGGTCTTTAAAGATTACACAGCTGACCAAGTATGTAGAGACCTAGCAACTAAGCATGGGCTTTCATACTATGGGGTTCCTCACAACCGCATCTTTGAACAAATTTCTCACACAGGAAGCACTGACTGGCAAATACTTGTAAAGCTTGCAAAACAAATTGGCTACACCTTGCGCTCTCAAAATACTGAGTTGTACTTTGAACCTATCCTAGAAGACTTTAAAAACTATAGAAGTGAAGCTAGTACCTTCACAATGAGAAAAGAGTCTGATACTCGAGGCTCTACTTTATATAGCTTTAAACCTATTATCAGTGAGTCTATCTCCTATGACGGCGGGGACATGAAAGCTGCTCACGCAGTGCAGGGAGTTGATAGAGTTGCAAAATCTCCTGTGTCTATTACTAAACAAAAGAGAAACGCTAAGACAAAAACTTTGGCGCAATACGAAATGTTTGACCGCTTTAATACAAACGTAGTGGCCCCTAATGGCGAGGTTGCAGCTTTTGAGGCAGAGGCTGCTGAGCTAAGAGCCTCTTTTCCCTATAGAGGTATGGCTGTCGTATTGGGCGAACCTGACCTACGGCCTAATATGCCTGTGTATTTAGACGGGATTGGTGCTACCTACAGTGGCTACTGGGTAATACTTGGGGCTCAGCATAAGATTGTTGAAACAGAAAGAAACGTTTTTACATACACAACTGAGCTTTATATTGGCACAGACTCTCTAGGCTCAGCAGCAAGGTTTGGTGGGGAGTTAGTTTCTTCTCCACCACTAAAGAAGGTTAGAGCAGTAAAACCTGGGATTGCTCAAAGTAAAAAGAAACCCAAAAGCAAGATTATTAAAGACAACATCAAAGCTAATAAAAGAAATGTCACAAGCTTTGGTAAAATTGGCAACCGTACAAAGCCAACAACAGGTGTAAAATCTCCTTCCGTGTGGAAAACCACTGCGCCAGTAAAAAAGATAACTTTTACTGAAAAAAAACGCTCACCTGCTGTTACGACACGATTGCAAAAGAGGGCTGTTTAATGGACGAACTAAAGTTCTATGGTATCTATCAAGGTATCTGCGCTGACGTTGACGACCCAGAAAACGATAG